TGTAGCAATAGATGCCATAGTTGGGTCAAGCACTAGAGCTTGTTCACCAGTTCCTGTACCACCATCAGCAGTCATAAATCTGTCAGGTACAACAGATAAAGTACCAAAGTCTGACATATAAACATCAGCAGCACCTACAATAGTAGTAGGTTTATCTGATGGAGCCATGTAACGCTGTGCTGCAATACCAGCAAATCCTGATACTACTTGTTTTTGTGTTGGAGGTACAACCAATAAAGTTGGATTACCACCACTTTCAAACACTTTTTTAACACATTCTTTTAGTTTATCTTCACCAAAAGCTAAAGGAGTTCCTTTAGTACGAGTAGCTGTTCCGTTACCACCTACTGGTCCTGCTGGAGAGCCTGCTGTAGCTTCTGTAACATAGTTAGTTAATAACCATGTTTGGATAGAACCAAGTAATCTTGCTGCTGAAGCTGAACCTGCGTTTTGAGCTACATTACCAAGAATAGTTTTTTCCATATCTCGTTTTAACTCTTGTCCTGCTTTAGCTAATTGATAAGCTGTTTCTGTCTTACGACCTGCTTTATCAACTGCATCAAGAGTACCTGAAATATGTACTGTTTTACCTTGAATTTGTGTTCTGTTACCTACACGAACTGTAGGAGTATCAGAAGCACCTGAAGCATCATCACCTTCTACAAGACCTGTTGCAACTGCATCAGCTAATGTATCAGTTTGCCATTCGTGGTAAGTTGCTGTTGCTTTTGTTTTACCAATAGATGAAACTACTGGTGTTTCTGTTGGAGCAATGCTGTAGATTGTGTTGCTTAAATCTTCACGCTGTCCAATAGCTGTATAAGTTTTAAAATCTGCCATTGTTTTTCCTTAAATAAAGTTTTCAAAAATAGCTGCTGCATCTCTGGCATCACCAGTTTGCTGTAGCCGTTTCATTTGTTTTTTCTGCGTATCGGTTACTGTTTGCTTTACTTTAGCTCCAGACTTAACCATCTTGGGAGCTTTAGCGACTTTTTTCTTAACGCCAGCTTTACCTGTCATTAGTTTGTCGTATTGTGCAGCTTTATGTAACACGAGTACATGGCGTGAATCATAGACTTGAGATAATTCTTCATCTGTGAAACCAACCTTTTTGCCATAGTTACGAATTTCATTTCTGATTTGTTCGCCTTTAGCTTTGTCTGAAAACTCTGGTAAGGATTCTGCTAGTTTTTGTGCTTCATTAGATACAAACTCTTGCATTTGTGCTGTTCTATCCGATTGTTGCTGATCAGCAATTCGTTTTTGTTCAGCTTGCACAGCTTGTAACTGCTCTTTCTTTTCGGTCATTTCTGCGACCTTAACTGCATATCCTATTGGGTCGTTCTCTTTCATAGCAGCTAAATCTTCTGGCTTGTCATTAGTACCAGTTAAGAATTGTTCTACTGCTTGAAGTTTTTGAGCATAATCATCTCTAACTTGTCTAGCTTCAATAATAGCTTTAGCTTCTTGCTCAATGACTTTACGCTGTTCAGCTACTTCTTGAGTCTTTTTAGTATAATCAGAGCCGAGTTGATAGGATTTCTTAAGCTCATCAAGGGTAACTTCTTTTTCTTCACCTGCTGCTTTAATGGTGAAAGTTTGTTCTTCCTCAACTACTTCTTCTTCCTCAACTTCGGATTCTTCTTCAGTTTCTTCTTCTATCTCTTCTTCGGTTGTTTCAACCTCTGGTTCGGTTTCTTCTTCTACTTCAGTTTCCTCTACTTCCTCTACTTCTTCAGTTTGTTCCTCTACAACTTCTGGTTGCTCTGTGGAGTCCTCTGGTGTAGATAACATACCTTCAATAGTTGAAGCTGCATCTGATACTGTTAGATTTCCACTTTCCGTTGTTTCGGAAGTCATGGTGTCATCACTCATAATATTTCCTTATGCCATCTAGGTGTGGCTTTCCCATACAGGCAATATGCCTATAATATCTTCCATGATTTGTCTTTTATCTCATCATCTTTAGCAATGGATTCAAAACGATTCATGATCTCATTAATTACTTTGATACGGAGGTAAGCATGATGTCGCACTTCTTCTTGCTCTATATCAGAGTTAATGATTAATTCGGTTAATTCTTTTTTCATAGCTTCTATTTCATCAAGTAATTCTTGACTTTGTAGAAGGTTTCTAAATGCTTCTGATTTATTCATTATCTACTTGCTATATTATTTATTTTATCTAATGCATTAATAAGTTCTTTAGACTGATTTAGATCAGATTTCTTATTATCATTAGCTGCTTTTTGTGCTAATTCTAATTCTTTTAATGCCATTTCTTTTTCAAACTCCATGCGTTGCTGTTGAAGTTCAAGCATTTCTTTTTGAGCTTTTAATTCCATTTGTTCTTTTTCTAAATTTAATTTTGCCATTTGCTCTTGCATTTTCATTTGAGCTTTTTCTCTTTCTACCTCTGCTAAAACTTTAGCTGCTTTTGTATTAGGATCATCTTCTTTAGGAGCTTGTGCAGCTTGTTGAGCCATTTGCATAGCTTGTTGTTCAGATACTTCCATAAGAAATGCAGAGTCATCTTTAAAGCCTGCCATGTTAATAAATTTAGCTAAAGTATCTCGGTATTGTTTTAGATTGACTAATGGGTTTGCTAGTCCATAACCTTTAATTACTTCTTCTTGTTTAGCAAGAATCATTTGCATAGTAGCTAATTGTTCTTGTTTACCACCAGTACCAAGACCTACATTAACTGTAACATTGTATTGTGTATTCCATTCTCTAGGATTCATAGGAACAAAATTATTATTAATTTTTATAATGCGTTCTTTATCTTGATACTTACAAACAAGTTGCAATATACCTTTAAACAAAGAGGTCATACCTGTATCTGCAAATATTCTAGCTATTAATTCTAACTTGCCTTGTGAAGCAGATGTCATAGCTGATACTGCTGTGGCAGTTACATTAGATAATATATCTGGGTTTAGTCCTTGTTGTGCATCTGATACACCACTTCGTTTAGCTTGTATAGAGTCTAAATATTCAAGCATAGGAAATGATTGTGCAGCACTAGATTGTACAGTCATAGGTACTAACGCATTAGGATTCTTAATACGAATAACACCACCTGCTGTAGAAGTTAATAAGTCATCTAAATTTACTTGACCTTCTACTGCACCAACACGATAGTTGTTAGTAAGGTATAAGTTATCTAGCATTTGTCTAGTAACTGTAGATTTAATTAATTGTAAGTCTACAGCTCTGTCTGCTAATGATTGACCAAAGAATTTATGTGGTACAGGAATAGGGCATACAGAATGGAATGGTACATAATCACATTCTTCACTCATTAGTACTGTGTTGTCTGCATAACAAACTCTATGTAGTTCTGCTACACCATCTTCATCCATATCTGTTCTGACATAACACTCATAGTATTCTACTATTTCCATAGATTCATCATTAGAATCATTGGTGTTAAATGGTTGCTCACCTGCTCCAAATCGTGCAACTCTTTCAGGGGTATAATCTAATGTATCACCTGTTGCTAGACTTGCTATTACTTCTGGGTCGTAACCCATAGCAATTAAATCTGATCTTGTTACTAAACTTCTTTGTGCTACAAATGTAGCATCTTCAATAGTAGTTGCTCTCTTATCTATTAAAAATTCTTCTGGTGCTACATTTTCTATTTTAACTTTAGATGAATCTTTAGTGCGTTTGCATTTTACATTGTAGTAAACATTTACAATCGGTGGTACATCCATCATCATAGGCATACCCATTTCATCCATTACAGGTTGCCCAGTCATAGGATCTACTGCTGGTTGTGGTTCTTGTTCTATTATTTCTTCTACCGATTCTTGACTTATTATTTCTATTTCTTCGTCTTGCATAATCATTGCAAGCTCATCTTCAGTTAAATTTTCATATTTTTCTTTTGTCGTATTTTTTTTATCATCCCAATATGCTTTTAATACACCTACTTTTTGTAACAGTCCGTCTTTAAACCAATCGTGCATTAGTTCAAATCCGTTGTTATCTTTGTAAAATATATGATTTACATAAGCAGTTACTTGTTCTGCTATAGCACCATCACCAACATTAACTGGCTCAAACTCTACTGCTTTAGATGAGGTAGTAAACACCTTCATAATTTGTGGCAATGCACCATCTACTACTTCTGCTACTTCACCAGTTACAATTTGAGAACGACCTTCTACCTCGTTACCATAAGGCTCACGAAGATAATACTCTAGTGCTGTTTGTCTTTCTTGAGATGTTTCGGTTTCAATGAATCCTAAAGAATCATCAATGTGGGATTCAACAATATTAAGCAATGTTCTGCTTTCATCTGAATCTTTATCCATATTTTTTTTATCATATGCCATTTATACTATCCATTTGGTATTAATCTCTAGTGGTTTAGACCATGCTTCCATAGGTGATTCATCTAATCCTACAGCTAAATAACGGAACGCATCACTTGCGTGAGATGCCCAGTCATGAAATGGTCGGTCATGAAATACATTTCTTTTTTCGTCAAATACTCTACGATAGTTGCGTAGTGCATCTAACCCTTGTTTAGTGTTATCTTTGTCAAACCAACAGCGTGGTAATATTTTGCGTGCTGATGATATGCCATCCATAACAGTTAATTTTGTTGCTATAGTAATATTTAATCCAGCTTCTTCTAGTATTTCTTTTCTAGATTTACCTGTACCTAATTCTCTAACAGCTACATCATGAGGTAATATATGTGTTGCATACATATAGTCTTTTTCTCGCAACCAATTAACATAGTAATCAAGACCTACACCATGATTTTCTACAAAATCTATAAGTCTTATTTCTTTATTAACTAGCTGTGCTACCCATATACTGGTACTGTCTGATATGCCAAGATCCCAACCAGTATAAGTTCTTGCTAGTTCGTCTTTAGGTATATCTGTAATTTGATTATTTGCTTCTACATCATTAATAATAGATGAATAGTAAGAGCCTTCTACAGGTGCATTGAAGCTGCACTCAAACTCTTGCATATACTTATCATCACCCATTTCAGCTTTTGCTGCGAGCAACTCTTGTTTATCTACAATACCTGTTTGAGATGATTTAAACTCTAAAAGTTCCCATCCATCTTTGTTTGCACCCCTATCACGCAGGTCTTTAAAATGATTTTGACCTTTAGGTGTACCCATAGCTACGCAGTAGCCAAGCCGATCTGCAAGGGCAGGTCTGACAATCTCTGTGAATAATGTAGGATTAATGTTCCCAATCTCGTCAAGAACGCACCCGTCTAGGTAAATTCCACGCAGACTATCAGGGTTATCTGCACCATATAAGTTAATACGCCTACCCATAAAATCAACACGCAGTTCAGCAATATTTGCTTTACCATTTAATGGTCTAGTGTATTCTAGTAAATAATCCCATGCTATTCGTTTAGCTTGATTGTAAGTTGGTGCTACATAAGCAAATCGTGGGTTAGGTTTATCACATTTTATTGCACTATGTATTAATTGATTTATAGCACAGACTGTTTTACCCATACGCCTATGAGCTACTACTACACTAAAACGGCTATCCTTTACCATCTTATGTATTTTTTT